AACCATATGGCTATGATCCTTTGGCAGATTGGATGTTGGACAATGGTAATTTACATTACACGTATCTAGCACTACAAGAGGGCTATGAGGTGGATGTGTATAGCAATGAGTATTATAACCCCGCTGGTGAACTAGTAGCTACTAGCGCTGAAGTCTGGGAAGCGGTGGTAATACCAACTGTGCTATCAGATTATACTGAAAAGAAAAGAAATGAATTAAAGAAAATTATACAACACTCTTTGGTTGTAGGTTTTGATTATTATAAATATTCTAAAAAAACTTGGTTACACGCTTGGGGTAGTTTAATGCCTTGGCATTATAATGATGGTAGTGAGTTTTCTTATCATAACTATATTGAAGACGAGCAATGGTATGATTACTCGTTTGGTTTAATATATGGAATAAAACAAAGTAAACAACTAGGTTATTTTGTAGAGGGAAAATACAATAAGTATTGGAATCGTGAGTGGTACGACTTCAAAATAGGAATGAATTATACTATATTTTAAGATGGCAAAAGAATTAAACGAAGATACTGGTTTTCAAGTAAGTATAAAAACATTAATAGCTATTGGGTTCGCAATGGCTACAATAATAGGTATGTGGTTTGCTTTACAAGCAGATATTGCCGAAGCAAAAGAATTGCCAGCGCCTCCGGATCCAGAAGTTACACGTATGGAATTTGATATGAAGGATCAAATGATACGTAATACTATTATGGAAACAAAAAAGGATGTTGAAGAAATAAAAGAATCTCTGGAAAAAATAGAGGACAAACTTTATAACAGATAAATGAAAAAGCTATTATTTATATTAATGCTGTTTAGCCATACTATTTCTGCCCAAATAGAAGCAAAGCATTTTAACGCTGGTTGGAACGAATCTAACAATGTTTCTTGGTTTATGGATTTAGACTGCAAAACAAAAGGACTTGTTGATATAGCCAAAAACCCAGACGATGCTAAAAAATATAAGATAGCAGTTGTACCTACTATTATAATATTTAAAGATGGTGAAGAAGCCGTGAGATTTCAAGCTGATTTATCATTTAAAATGGTGGCTACAAAAGAAGAAGTGACCGAAGCAATAGATGAATTATTAATGAGCGATTTCTAATGTATACTTATAAAATAAAATTAGATAGAGTAATCGATGGAGATACTATTGATGCAAATATAGATTTAGGATTTGATATTTGGGTTAAAAAAAGAATAAGATTTAAAGGAATAAACACTCCAGAGTCTAGAACAAGAGATTTGGAAGAAAAAGCTAGAGGTTTAGCTGCTAAAGATAGGTTAAAAGCAGTGTTAGAAGGCGCTAAAACAATACAATTAACTTCTCATGGAGTTGGAAAATATGGAAGATGTTTAGGTGAATTAGAAGTGGATGTTGTAGATGGAAAAGAATGCTTAACTCTAGCAAATGTAAATGAACTATTAATTAAAGAAGGTCATGCTGTAGAGTATCATGGCGGAAAAAGATAATATGTGGGAACTATTTAAAGATAAAAATACTATAAACGAAAAAAATATAATTGGCTTTATATCTTTTGGTATAATGGTATTGTTTGCTATTATAGATTTAGCTACAGGTATTATATATATGGGATACGTAGGTGGAGGACAACTAGAAATTAACGATACTATATACAACTCTTTTGTTATGGTAACACTAGGATGTTTTGGTATTAGTGCGTTTGAAAAAGTAAAAACAAAAGAATGAAAAAATTATTATTAATATTATTATTACCTATATTTAGTTTTGGTCAAGTTATAAATACTTTTCCTTGGATAAATGATTTTGAAAACAATATACCATTACAACAAGATCCAAACGACGATGGTGATTGGTTGTTAAAACAAGGGCAAACGCCTAGCTTTGCTACTGGACCTACTGGTGATCATACTACAGGTAACGGCGTGTATTTTTACGTAGAATCTTCTAATCCAAATTTTCCAAATAAACAGTTTATTACATATACACCTGTATTTGATATTTCAGCTACACCAGGTAGAGTACTTTCATTTTGGTACCATATGTTCGGGGCTACTATGGGTGAGCTCGAAATTGCGGCTATAGATACTGCTGGTAATTATATATTTATTGACGCGTACAACGGTGATCAAGGTTTTGATTGGAATTTCGCATACTATCATTTAGACAGCTTTAATATACAACATGATTTTAAAATAGCTTTTATAGGCAACACAGGTACGAGTTATACAAGTGATATATGTATAGACGATATAATGGTAAGTGATCCATTTCCTATAATATTTGGCTGTACAGATACTATTGCTCCTAATTATGATTCAACGGCTACTTTAAACGACGGTAATTGTATTTATGTTTTTGGATGTACAGATGAATTTGCCGAAAACTATAATCCATGGGCTAATGTAAACGATGGATCTTGTGCTGCTGGAGTTAGTTGTAATCCCGGTCAATCATTAATTGAAATATCTATATTATTAGATAATTGGCCTGCTGAAACATATTGGGAAATAACAGATACACTTGGAGGAAACGTGTTACACTCGGTACCGTCAGGTACATATGATTACACGCAAGTTGGCCAAACGGTAACTACTAATGTTTGTATACCAGTTGGTGATTCTATAATATTTACAATTAACGATACTTATGGAGATGGTATTGGTGGTGGCTCTGTTGTTGGTAGTTGTATTGTAAGGAATTTAGATTGTGAAGATACGGTATTCGTTTTAAATCCACCAAACTTTGGTTTTACAGCATCGTCAAATCCTTATGTTTCAGACACGTGTGACAATGACACCACTATATATGGGTGTACAAACTCTAGTTATATAGAATATGATTCTTTAGCCACTGATGATGATGGTAGTTGTTTAACGTTAGCCACTTATGGTTGTACTGATCCTAGTTATTTCAATTATGATCCGACAGCTGATAGGATGTTATTAACATCACCTTGTACTTATGATTTAATTTTATATGATGCTGGTGGTGATTCATGGGGTGATTGTTGGCTGGGTGTTGAACAAGGTGATTCTTTATGGCAATTTAAAATAATTGATAATGGAGTGTATTCTGATACATTTGAATTAGTTCTCAACTCTAATGATGAGGTTTATTTTTATTATTTTGAAATACCTACAGCCCAACAAAATCCACAGCAATTAGACTTACAAACAATACAAAATTCATTTAAAGTTGAGAATAGTTATGGGATTATAATATACGAAGGTAATAATCCTTGGCCTGGTCCAAATGAAAATAAATTAAGAAATTACAAAACAGCTAATGATATATATTCTGCTTTACCATATTGTGGTAACGAATGTATACCAATAGTAGTTGGCTGTATGGATAGCACGGCATTTAACTACAATGCTTTGGCGAATACTAGTGACGCGTGCTATTATAGTCCTGGTTGTACAAACGCTGGGTATGTAGAGTATTATACTCAAGGTTTTGTAGCTGATATTGATGATGGTAGTTGTAGTGTGATAGCAGCATTTGGTTGTACAGATGTTACAGCATTTAATTACGATCCTTTAGCAAACGTAGATAACGGTGGTTGTATTCCGGTTATCGTTGGGTGTATGCAACCTTTGGCGTTTAATTATAATCCTAACGCAAATACTTCTGGGCCTTGTGTCGCCGTGGTAAAAGGATGCACCAATCCATTAGCTTTTAACTATAATCCAACCGCTAACACTGACGACGGGAGTTGTATACCTGTGGTTTTAGGATGTATGGATCCTAATGCTTTTAATTATGATCCTAATGCAAATACTGATGATAGTAGTTGCGTAGATGTTGTTTACGGTTGTATGGATGCGACGGCATTTAATTATGATCCATTAGCCAATATTGATAATGGAAATTGTATACCATTTGTTTATGGTTGTACAGATAGCACAATGTTTAATTATGATCCTACAGCTAATACAGACAACGGTTCTTGTGTACCTTATATATATGGTTGCACGGATCCTTCTATGCTTAATTATAACCCAGCGGCAAATACGGAGAATTTTAGTTGTATTCCTTATATTTATGGATGTATGGATAGTACAGCTCTTAACTTTGATTCACTTGCTAACACGGATAACGGTTCGTGTATCGAAATCGTTATGGGTTGCATGGATCCAGGGGCGTATAACTACGAATCAACTGCTAATGTTAACGATTCTATATCTTGTTTATATGACGCTGGTTGTATTACTGGTCCAGGAAATCCTTATTGGCTCAACGATCCTTGCTACGCATGGGTAATATCAGTAGATGATTATTGTTGTGAAAATTCTTGGGACACAATATGCCAAGCGACATATGACTATTGTGGTGGAACTTGGTCAGGACCATTATTAAGCCGAACCCAAGCTAAAAAAGAACTAGTAATGATTACTGACTTATTAGGAAGACCAACTAAAGAAATTAAAAACACTTTATTGTTTTATATATATAATGATGGAAGTGTTGAAAGAAAAATTAAAAAATAAACAATGGCAAATTTTGGTGCTTACAAAATAATTGAAGCTGGCTTAGATAGCGGTCTCGCTAGCTGTACCTCAAGTGGGGATGAGTTTGAAAACTCAGGTATTGAGTTTATAAGAATAGCAAACACACATGCAACACAAGCTTATAACGTTACAATAGTTGCTCAATCTACTAGCTTGAAACATTCTGGTTATGGCACACTATCAAAAGCAAATGTAGTAAAACAAGTAAATGCTGGGCAAAGTATATATCTTGGCCCATTTAAACAAAGAGCTTTTAATGATTCAAACGAAAGAGTACAAATAACCTATTTAACAACAGGTGGCGCTGCTATATCAACAATAAGTAGCGGTTCTCATGGTTTAAAAATAGAAGTATTATATTTAGAACAAAATTAAAATAAAAAAATATGGCAACAACAACAGCAACAATCTCCTTAATTAGTGCGGCGGGTGATTTATTAACAGACGCACTAACTTTATCGGATGCTACCTCTATTACAGCTTCACACACTACTGGTCTAGCTAGAAAGAAGGTTACGGCTACAGCGGTTCATGCTACAGCTACGGTATTATACACAGCGGATGATTTTGCTGCTAGTCCTTATTTATATATAAAAAATACAGCTGCTTCAGCTACTGAATATATATGGGTATATGAAGACGAGGGTAGTGATAGAGTTATATTAAAAATGGGTGGTGGTGATTGGGCCTTTATGCCTTTAAAAGGTGATACAACAATGAAGGCTTACGCACCAAGTAGTAATGATCCAGTTGTAGAATTCATGGTAATTGGTACAGATCAATAAAATAAATAACAATAATAAACAATAAATAATTATGGCAACAACAACAGCCTCGCTTACGTTAGAGAGCACGGATTTATTTGACGATAGTTTATCTATATCAAATACTGCAACTCTATATAAAGCGGGAACAACAATAGGATTAGATCAGACAACTGGTCTAACAAAAACATATGTAACAGCTACTACGCAGTTTGATCCATTTCCAGTGGTAAAAGATGCAACTAACGCTAGTGAAAACGGTAGAGTTTATATAGCTAATTTATCAGAAGTAAGAACAGAGTATATAACTGTTGGTATAGGTGATGCTGTTCTAGGCAGACTATACGCAGGAGATTTTATGTGGATGCCTTGGTCACCTAAATTAGCGCACGTTAGCGATATCGAAATAACACCAAGCGTGGCTACAGGTATGTGGGTAGAATTTATGGCAATACATAACTTTGCTAATGTATATCCAGACTCAGCTGATTCATAGTATTAACAATATAAATAAATAAATAAATATGGCAACAATAAACGCAACTTTAAACGTTTCCAGTACTGATTTAAACTCTAGTGCTTTAGCTTTAAACAAGACAATGACTATGACCAAAGCTGATTCTACTGAAGGTTTAGAATTTACATCTGGTTTAGTGCGAAGAAAATTAACATCAACAACAGCAATAGACCTAGTAACAGTTGGAGCACAAATGTATGGCACGCCTGGTGCTTCTAAGGCTAATAAGCTTTATATTAAAAACACAGGATCTAGTTCGACTGAATATGTAGATATAAGAATAGGTGATGCATCTGGAACAAATCTTGCTGAAGAGTTATTAGCAGCAGCTGATGCTTCTTATATAACACTAGGTAGGTTATATGGTGGAGATTGGATGTTAATTCCTTTTGAGGGATCTAGCAACAATGATATCGTGGTAGCACCTAGCACAGCAGAAGCTACTACTATTGAGTGGATGTTATTCTTTGAGGAGTAATGGATAAGTTTCTTTTGTTTACTACTGGTGGTGGATCAGCGGATCCAGCTAATTTTGATAGTAGCGAAGCAGCTTTGTTTAATGCTAAGCACCTGGTTGGTATTAAACCAGGTAGTAAATCTACTATTGAAATGTTTTTTCAAACAGAGACAAAAGAAGAGACAGTAATATTAACCATTTTAGGTGGTTCTCATTTAAAAGTTATAAAAGCTATATCTGCCGCTATAGCATCTAGTAATAGTCCTTTAGTTAAGATAGCTGATGTAGATACTGATACGTTTGCTAGTAGACTTATTAGTGGTGTATCTATGCGTCCACAAGAAACTTATATACAAACAATAAGTAATAATACAAAAACAAAGCTAAACGTACCTAAAGGAACAATTAAATCATGCATGATAGCTAATACCGATGCTTCAGATGATGTAAGTTTTAAATTAATTTTAACTTCTAAATTAAGTTCTGATATAACAGATACAGGTACAGATTCAAATGAAGCTGATAATGCATCAACTTCTTCATCTGTTACTTTAACCGTAGATGGTACAAATGCAACGGACTTTGTTTTTCTCAATGAAAATGTATATAAATCCAATGGACTTTTATATGGAGTATGCACGGCTGTTAACAGCACTACTGAAATTGTTTTTGGTGGTGGATTAAAATTATTAATAGCCACTAATGATAGTTTATACGTAGGAACTAAATACACTTTGTTTAATGACGTTAGTATACCTGTTAACTCTACTTTAAAACTAAATTCAGATGAAATATCTTTTGATGATTCTAAATATGATTTATGGGTTGTTTCAGGTGATAGTGGTGGTCAATTAAACTTTTTCTTTAATTACTAATGAAATTAATAGGGCGAAAATACGAAAGACAATTAACCTATCATATGTTTAAGGGCGATATTGATGACACAAAACATTACGTAGGTCTTCAAGAAGCTGATGCGGAAGTAACCGAAGATTCAGCTCCCCAAAAAAATCTACCTTTCGTAGCTCCTTTTACTGGTAAACTTTTAAAAATATTTTTAAGAGCTAGCTCTGATTTAAGTGCTAAAACATATACTTGGACGTTGGAAACATTAAATACTAGTCAAACTAGTTATTCGGCTCCTAATATCATTGGCACTCAATCTGGCGCGGGTTGTTCAGCTTCGAATATGGCTACGTATGATTTTACATATAGTTTAGATAGTGGTACAAATGTTATTGGGGCTGGTGATATGGTACATTTAGCGGTAGAGTGTAACACAACTACTCCTAATGTGACATATGGTATAACATGTCTTTGGGAATGGAATTTAAGTTAAAATAAAATAAAATGATAAGCGAACATATAAGTTATAAAGAGGGCGTGTATAGCATAACGGCTACACGTCGAGGAATTGATAATACCCCAACAGATGATCATCTTCATTTCATGGAACTAATAGCTGAAGAAGTTTTTGAACCACTTAGAACGTGGGTTGGTGGTCCAATAAAGATTAATAGTTTTTATAGATGTCCAGAACTTAATACTGCTATTGGCGGTAGTACAACATCACAACATTGTAAGGGTCAAGCTATGGATATTGACGATACGTTTGGTAAGGCTACGAATGCTGAGATGTATCATTGGATAAAAGATAATTTAGATTTTGATCAAATGATATGGGAGTTTGGAGACGATGATAATCCTGATTGGGTTCATGTTAGTTATATATCTCCTGAGAAAAATAGAAATAGATGTTTAAAAGCTTATCGCGAAAATGGTAAAACAAAATATAAAGTAATTTAACAATTTGTTAACACTATAAATATTAATATATTACTTGTTGCCGTAATATTATATTTATGGAAACACAACAAATAGATCTTAGCCCACTAGTATATGTGGTACTGATGATCACTATCTTTTTGATAGCATTATAAAAAAAAAGGGGACAACTTTCGTTATCCCCTTTATTATTTTAAGAATGTTCTAGAACTGAGCGTTCTTTTGATCTTGAACTTCAACTCTAACTTCTTGTGCTAGAGACTTTACGGTCTGCATAGCTTTTCTAACTCGCGTTCCCGCAGAGTTATTTCCCTCAACAAATTTAATAACATCTGTTTGACAATCATTAACAGCGTCTTGTAAACTGTCGAATAAAGAATCTAATTTATTAAAACTCATAATTTAATTTAATTTAATTGTTTATATTTAATTTATTTTTTACAGTCTTTTTTACAGTCCATAAAGAAATACATAACAAATAATAACGCAATTAAACCTACAAAACCTGCGTTACCTATTGTTGTTACCATTTCCATAAAGTTAGCGATAATATCCATACCGAATACTAAATCACCTGTTAATAAGGTCCATAAAATTGTTACAGGAACAATGTGAATCATTATTGTTATTAATCCACCAAAAAATCCTGTAAAATAGTTCATTACTTTTTCCATTGTTATTTGTTTTAATTAATACTTATTTAAAGTTTATAAGATAACCCTAATCTAAACTCTCCTTCTCTTTTACCTTCAGCGTCTTCTTTAACTGGCATCACGTAATAAGGATCAACATATAATTTTTTCCATACGTTAAAGGAATATCCTAATCCTAATTCCAACTTATCTTTCAATTCTGCTTCAGAGTCTTTTTCGTAATTATATATACAAGTAGCCCAAACGCCATTGTATACATCATAACGACCAAGTAATTCATAAGCATCTTCACCGTCCATAGTTGCAGCTACCATTAGCTTTTCGCTAACAACATAACCAACACCTATTTTATCAGTGGCGTTCCAAGTTGAATCAGTTCCTTCGTTTAAAGTTGTTAATCCTACAAATTGTGCGTTAGCAAACATTGTAGACGCAGCAAACAACATTGTTAAAAATAGTTTGTTCATAATAATTGTTTTTGTTATAAGCCTGTTATTTCACAAGATCCACCGGCACAGGCTAATTCGCCGGATAGGTCTGTTTCGTCAGTCATTTCTACGATATTAGATAAATTAATATAGTTTAAACTTTTGACTCTTTTGTTAAATTCCGTTTTTGTTATATCTTCAAACGGAGCTTGAGTATATGTACCACCATCATATGGTAATACTGATAAACCATTGTAACACTCTCTGTTTTCCCACATCCATTTACCAGCTTTGTCCCATTCATCTGGTTTTAAACTAACAGTTGCAGATACATTATGTGTATTACTACCTCGTCTATGACCAGGTTTAACCCATTCAGTAGCAACTTTTTTAACTCTTTTAAGTAAGTCAAAAGCAGACTCAGTTCTTAATATAGAACCTTTAGGTGCTGATTGTGGTATTTCAATAACAGCAGTGTCATGTGGCCTAAAATATTCATCCTGTACTAAATCAGGATTATGTAGCTTTAAATAATTATATATAGGTTCGTTTTTACCTACGCGTAATCTACGTATATAATAATCGTTATGCCAAGCATGTATACCAGAAGAAGTTCCAAGCACAAGAGATGTTGTCCCTGCGGGTTTAACGCATGTTGTTCTAGCTGCTTTGTTTATTCCTATTAGCTTTGCTACTCTTGTGTTTTCTCTTTTTACTGTACTTGCAGCGGCCTTCATATCCAGCTGGAGCACAGCGGCACTCCCGATTCCTGTCATTGACACACCTATAAGAGCGTCTTTCTCTGTTGTCTCTTGCCATATTTCTCTTAGATAGTGGAATTCCGTATAACCTGCTTGAAGCGTACCAATGAATGCAGCGACCTTAACACGAGCATTAAGGTCTTCTTGGTCTGTGACGTCACTTACATTAACTTCGCAGAGGTTACAGAACTGATACGGGCGTAAAGCTATTTCACAACAAGGATTAGTTCCCCAATCTTTATCATGATTAAAGTATATACCTGGTTCACCAGCTCCGGATAATTCAATACGTTTCCACAAATCTAAGAAAAATTCCTTTGTTATTTTATGTCTCATTAATACAGCAGAGTTATTAGCTCTACCACGTTGTGGGTTTGTTTCCCACCATTGTCCTGATTTACAGGATATCATTTCCTCATCATACGCTGAAAATAACGATATAAGCGCCGCTCTTCTAATACCTCCCGCGAGTACAGCATCCGCAATGTAGCAGACAATATCGTGGACTTCCAACGTTGTAAGTTTTGTACCATCTTCTTTCGCATCTAAAATTCCTTTAATTTTTACTAAACATTCTTTTAATGGTTGTGGCCCTGGGGCTTTCCCGCCTGAGGTCACAAGTCTTGCGCCCTTTGGTCTAATATCAGAATAATCAAATTTGATCTTAGATGATCTCCTAGAACCCAAATAAGACTTAATTAAAACCTTAATTGAATCAGACCAACCTTCAATACTATCACCAATAACAAATCTCCTAGTTCTACCCTTAAACGGTCTTGTTATTTCAGGGAGTTTTTGTACATGATGATGTTGAACTGAATAACCAACTCCGCAGCCTGATAGTAAAAGAAACATGCACTCAGAAAAACTATCAACATGATCAATAGGTAAATAACTACAGTTGTACAATCTGTTGGGAGATATCTCAATAGGTTTCCCGCTAAATTGTAGCGAACGCATAGACGGTAAAACTTTCTTATCGTAAACATATTTATAGGCTAATTGTATTTGGTCTGTTAATTCTGGATACCTCTTTTGGTGCATCTCTTTATTTCTTGTTACTAATTCCTCCCAAGTTTCTCTTCTATTTAATTCAGGAATAAACTTAGCATACTTCATGTGAACCGTTAAATCTGAAAGTATTTTTTTATTTAAATCATTACTCATTTATTCTTATTCTTTTCTATTATTAATTCTATTACTTTATCACATTCCTTCTGGTTCTGAGGTTTATATAAAGTTACATATGGCATGTCATTTTTAATGAATTTTTTAAACAATTTCCATCGCATTGGAAATGATTCATTAGCTCTACCTTTGCATTCAATTATAAATGAAGGGTTTATAAAATCAGGTGTATATTTAATACTTTGTATCTTTTTTTGTCCCCTATTAACCATTTCGCCTTTACCGTTACTTTGTCTTTCATACGAGTCAACGTTAAAATTAAAAGCTTCTTGCAATGTAAATGTCATACCTTCATACTCGGCATATATCTTTGCTTTTTTTAAAGCCACGTACATATATTTTTCTAAACCAGAAGCGAATGTGATCCCGTCAAAGCTAACTTTTTTAGCTCTAACAGGACCTTTCTTTCTTTTAATCCTCCTCTTCATCATCATAGTCTTCCGCTAAGTTATAAGCCATAGCTGGTTCATATTCTCTATGTCTATCAATTAAAGCTTCTTCAGATAAGTCTTGTAACTCTTCGCGTGCGGCTTGTATGTATAACACAGCGTCCATAAGCTCTTCTTGTATATCATTTAGATATTTTGTAAGACCTTTCATTTTAAGTCTACGCTCATCGTCTAATGTTGAACCATATTTTTCAAAACCAACATCTGATCGTGATACAAACTTGTCAACTACATTTCTAACTACAGGATCTCTAAATCCATATGACTTTCTTGATGTGATACCATTTTTAGCATCTGATATTTCTCTACTACTCATATTAATCTTTTTTAAATGTTCCATTATTCATTTTACCTTTACGATCTTTTATTTCGTCGTATGCTTTTGCTATACACTTTTCTATTGGATAGCCAATTAACTCAGCTAAATTAGTTAATACAACCACGCAATCACCAATACCATCAATTGTTTCTGGTAAATCTTCTTTTAATATAGCCCTACAAGTTTCACCAACTTCTTCAACTAATTTTAATGCTTGAGTTTTAGGATCACCACCATCATACAATCCTCTTTCATTAGCCCAAGTTCTAATCAAATCAAATTGGCTAACTTCACCGTTTGTCTTAGTATGATCCATCATGATGCCACCAGTTCTAGGATAAGCATTATTATTATCAAACCACCTAGCAAATGCTTTGTTATATATATAACATCTTTCAGTATTATACTTAGATGTTACTACATTTTTCATTATCCATTTTATAGATTCTTCGGTAATTATACAGCTACCGTGTTCTGTTTCCCAACTCATACCCGTGTTGTCCATAAGTTGTCCTTTAAGTTTATTAATTGGGCAGGGAAACGTTGTTGTTTGCTCTGTTATATTTATATTCATTTCTTTATTAAATTTAAGTTCATTATAAGGTACTTCATCAACATTATAACCATAAGCTTTTTGTAATGATATTTCTGCTTCAGATATAATTCTTATATCATCTGTTGAAAGTATTATATCATATTCGCCTTCGCTATAACCTTGTTGTTCTTCAACTCTATATTTTAAATCGCGAGTTACACCGATCTTTTTTCCTGGTATGTGATATAAGTAATATGTCATATTTTATCGTTATATAGATGCATATTATGTGCGAAATGATAATATACACCAGGTTCAATATTTAATTCATTAGAGACCATCTCTTGTAGCTTAGAAAAACAGTATTGATCATTACAGAAACCATACCAAAGATCGTTGCTACGCATTGTAACACACATATCTAGTCTACCGTGTAATATTGTAAACTGTACTGCATAAGTACAAGGTGTGTCGTTAGTATAATCGCTTATTTCTTTAGCATCATAAATAGATATTGCAGCTTGTCTAGTTTTAGGATTATCTTTTAGCATTTGTATAATAATATCTAGTTGACTTGTTCTTTCCCATTGCCAACCATAATTAGAATTTACATTGCCATTAGTATCAGCCATACGTTTCCATATTTCAGGTATTTTACCGTATATATCGCCTAGCTTTTTAATGTTACGATCACCAGACAAATACCATTGCCATTCAGCTTCAGCATAATCAAGTTTCCAATTACGTTCTTTATTTATTATTTTGTTGTCTTGTGAGTCTGTAATATAAAACCCAACATTAAAAAGAGCTTTAGTATCTCCAAACTCTACGCCATCTTGTAATATACGATCGTGTATATATTCATAAGCTTCGTTTGCATTTCTAAAGACTTTATTGTTTATTGTATTTATCATAGTAATATTTATAATATTCGTTAACTTTATTGTAAACTACTTCATCACGATAATGATTAGGATCCGCGTGTGCTTTACCATTTATATTGATTTCAATTTGCCATCTATTTAGTTCGTCTTTCCAATCAGGACTTATACCTACACCTATATTTTTATTTAAACACCAACCTATTATTTTCATTTGATCATTTGACCAAGTATATTTTGGTGGTGATTTACTAGGTGTTTTATTCCATCGTTTAAACGCCATTACGATTCCCAAGGCATCGGCTCACCTTCTGCCACTGCTGATTCATGTGGAACGAAAGAGCCAGAACGTGGTTCCCAGGTAAAATGAGACTCACCGCCATTCTCACCGAGGTTTTGGAACTTAACTTTGAGTACTTTAACCTTAGTAGTTTTAGCATCGTAATCTCGGTGTACCAGTAATCCGTGGTAGGAAGCGTCGTACCATTCACCTCCACCTTTAATATTATACATAGTAGGTTCTTCAATTTTTCCATCATTTCCTTTATACATTTTAGTTGGATGAGCAACTATAAAAGTTAACACATCATACTTTTTACAAAAAGATTCAATCTTAGCTAGATAATCCATCGTGTAACGGTTTACGTCATCTGATGCCGCGTTTGTATCTCTGATCTTATTAAATGGATCGATAACCAAACATTTAATACCTTTACGTTTAACTAGTTCAGCGCCTTTACGCAATACAGATTCTAAACTATATTTATCCATATCAATAAAGAAGTAATTATCGTTTACGTGGTCTGCTACTTCTTTCCATTTACCTCCTCCGATATCTCCTGGTGATGGCATGTCTTGCCACGTTTTCCGCATGAGCTTGTGAGCGTGGAGATATACTGGTTGGTTTTCTGGACTTGCATACGCAGTTTTCCAACCATAATTATTGTTATAACCAACAACCATTTGATCAACAAAGTCAGACTTACCAGAACTAGGGATACCAGTAACAGTAATAAACTGCCC